CTGCTGTTCTCCTTCTTTAGGAAGCGTTCCCCTGTGCAGATCGGCCCCTTGCAGACGTATTGTGCCAAAGGTCGCGAGTTGAAAGATCCTCGCGACGGGGCACAATGTCGCATACGCCGCATAGACATAGCTCCCCATGCAAAGAATGCTGATGACGTTGATTGTCGTGCGACGGAAGGCCCCTTCCATGTGGGGCTTGGGGTGTCCGGGTATGTGCCTGTTGTTGCTCGCCATTGTATACACAATGAGTTGGTTGCTGTGCGCAACCGTGGCATTTGCCACCGAGCGCCCGCACAGCCCGGATGGTGGAAGACTAGGGGTAAGGAGAGGATGTTCTCCTTGTTCGGTCAGTTGGAGTTTGTTGCCACTGACTATGACATTTGGATTGAGCGATACCCCGGTCCCAAGAGGAGTGAGCTACGTAAAGCGCTTGGAAATGATGTTGAAGATTATTACTTAGCTACACACCGTAAGGCGTTCACAAAGAGTGAGTGCGCCGTTAAACGCGGCGAGCCATCTATTGATGAACCGCTTGGGGATATTGAGCCTTATGATCCGCGATTGATCCAGGGCTGTCTCCCCGAGTACGTAAATGCAACAGGACCCTTTGCACATGCCTTGAGTAAGGCTTGCAAGGGTGAGCATGGTGATACGACTTATGGTCCCGGCCTGAATGCTGAACAGAATGATTCCTGGTTAGAAATGGCGGAAAATGCCTCCGATGAGCCAGTAGCGTATATCGATTCAGATGCCGTGCGCCTCGATGCTAGTGTCGATGAGGATGCCATTGACACAACAGCCGACCTGTACGAACACCTTGGGGCTGGTGAAGAGGCCATGAGGATGTTTCGTGCGGATGCGGTCACACACGGCTCCACCCCAGAAGGGGTCGTGTACAGTGTGGATGGGACTGTGCCTTCGGGCAAGACTACCACCACTGTTGGCAATACAATAGATGTAATTACCGTGGTTGAGGAAGCTTTGGAAGCTATCCCACATAAAGCTATTGTTGCTGGTGACGATGCCGCGATTCTCGTTCCTTTGAGACTCGCGAAGGAGGCCCGTACTGCCTTGATAGAAACCGGGAAGCGCGCCGGTTTTGAGTTCAAGGTGAAGGCGTCGCGTTATCGGTGTGACATGGAATTTTGTAGTGGCAGGGGG